CGGTTTGTTAGGCATGTCACTCTTATCAGTGCTTATAAGCTACATCTAAAAAGACTAGCGGATCAAGGCAAAGATATAAAACTAGAATCGACTCAACGCGAAGCGGCTGAAGAATCTATATTCCTAACGGAGCTAACTAACAGTAGCATAGCCACTGGATCTGCTCCTCGGTGGGCGCAAAAGCACATCGGTAAGGTTGTGTACTTGTTTAAACGATACGGGTTATCCATGACCGGTTTGTTCGCACAGCTTGGACGCGACTCCGTAAAAGGTGACCCATCACTTAGTGCTAAGGAAAATGAACAGTTAAAACTAGAAGCACGGAAACAGTTTGGTGCCATCTATCTAAGTTCTTTCTTGTTTGCAGGTGCTGCGGGAGTGCCGGGGTACGGGATAATAAGCATGTTTATGGACATGTTATTTGATGATGACGAAGAGACAATGGATACGAGAGTACGTCAAACGTTGGGCGAGGCTGGGTACGGCGGGGTCGTAAACTACTTCACTGGGGTAGATGTATCTACGCGAATAGGGTTATCGGATCTTGTATTTCGAGATAGTTTCATCCAGAAAGACCAATCAGTATTCTGGAAGATGGCGGAACTTGTTATGGGGCCAGTCGGAGGGTTGGCTATGCAAACTGAGCGTGGTTATAACTATATAAATGAAGGGCAAATCTACAAGGGTGTGGAGACAATGCTTCCTGCTGCACTTAGGAGCGTAGCGAAAACTGCGCGTATTGCTGACGCGGGGGGTATTGCAACTAAGAGAGACGATTTTATTCTAGAAGACCTGCACGCGGGGGAGTTGGCAGGACAGTTCTTTGGGTTCATGCCAGCCCGATATTCTTTTGAACTCCAGAAAACCGCCCAGAAGAAACAGATAACTAAAGCCTTAGATAAACAAACTAAGAAATTAACGGGTCGCTATTACTTAGCTATTAAAAATGCAGACATGTCTGCGCTTGTATCTGTTATGGAAGACATCGACAAGTTTAACAAACGTAACCCTAAAGCCTTTATAGGCTCAGACACGTTAAAGAGATCCCTACGTGGTAGCTTCCAAACTACAGCGCGGATGCAATCAGGGGCTACGTACTCTAAGAAATATGCAACCCTGCTTGCTGATTTAGATAGCGACTACGACGAAAAACCAACGTTCCTCTACGATTGACGTTGTTCGGTATCTATTATACGTAGGGCACTGAGTATTATCTGGTCATCTTCTGGGGCTAACACGTTGCTATCGCGCAGCTTGATTAAAGTCATCCACGATAATAATAACTCGATCCGTGTAGGTTCCATGTATCCTCCTAAGCCGTAAATTAAAACCCCCCTCCGAAGAGGGGGACGGACTGCCGAGGAAGCAGCGGGAGGTAGCAGCGTATGTCACTTGAGAGAAGGAAGTTAACTACTGCTGCACGCAAATTTATCACAGATCCCTCCAAATGCGAACCCCTAGTTTACCTGCCTCTATCTGCACTCGGGTAGTAATTACCCACTCGCGTTCCTCGGCTATATTTTTTACTTGTTTCAATGCTGTATCTGTATCGATACATGGGATAAAGACAGACGCGTTAACAATCATCTTCTCCCAACTTACTCGTATCCTAACACCGTCAGGGTGCAGATCATTCAGACGTATTATCTGGGGTTGCATCTACAAAGCCTTCCGAGAATTGCACGACGATAACGTCTGTCGGGGGTAAATTTAACTGCGTACCTTTGCTTATACGCATCTTCATCTTTACTGCCCCAAGCTTCTCCATCATATCGGATATCAGCGCCGTGTAATTTATCTGCTGCTCCCCACACCAAGCCCTAAAAGGTTTTGGCATCAGGTACAGCTTCTTAACGTCTGTCTCATAACGGGCAACCAACTTATTTCTCGGGTTAGCCTCGGGGACAATGATAGAGTCCATGGGGGTACCGTCTTGCTTACGTAGGTCACTAGTGCTTTTAATCCTTAAGATGTTATCAATATGCTCGTTAATATACTCTGTTAATGTCTGCTCTATAGATATAGCCATGTCTTCACTCCTTAACTTGTTTTCTATTAAAACTCCTACGATCCACGTTTGTATTTTAGGTACGTCGTAGTTCAATAGTCCTATTCTACGTGCGAGTATTAAACCCACCAACGTCACGGTAGCCCCTACTGACCAGAATCGATTTTCTGATGTTAGTTTAGCTTCTTTATCTATCGCGTACTGCACCTTGTCAATCAGCTCCAAAACAGCTTCTTTGTTATTCATTAGATACTGCACAAATATAATACCCGCGTGTCCGTAGTTTGAACTTATGGCCCTACTGAACTTATCGGTAAGGGCTTTATCCGCATAGTCATTGAACATACGAGGCACTCTGGCTTCTAAAATCCGCTGCGCTTCTGCGTTTGGCCCTGCTTTATATAGGCGAATCCGTTCTATTATACTGGTGTTGCCAGTTGTCACTGCGAGCAAGCTCCAAGGTAGCCCCCTAACACGTTCTTGGTTTGCCCCACTAACTAACCGCCCCCGCTGCTTACCGCTGGTGAATTGATACGAAATATTACTTAACTCTTGAGGGCTGGTGTTGGTTAGCTCATCCATAAGTAGCGGTAAGCTATGCAGTACTTCACTCCGGTGCATCTTAAGATTCATTGTGTCTGCTTTATGGATCAATAGATCCTCTGGGTTCCCCCAGATAGATGCCGCTGCATTAAGTGCTGTGGTTTTACCTACGCCAGATGCCTTGCTGTATATATGTAACGCTGAACACGCGATGTCATCTATAAAGTGCATCAGGATAGACCCGAACCCAGCACCGACTACATACTGGTGCACTTCAAACCCATCTTTGTTGTAGAAGTCTAACGTTTCTTTCCACCCCTCAAGGGTACCGTTTGGCTCGAACGCAGGGAACAACCCTAGCGTGTGGGCCGATGGTGCGTTGAACGCAACCCTATCTTTGAATATCTCTCGGTTGCCTAAGACAAACGATGTCCCTTCTGCGTCAGTCCAACCGAACTGCCGTCGTGCATCTTCCGCTTTTGTTGATGCTTGTAACTCATTAACCCAAGTAGTTGTGTACTTCATAAGTTTCTCCATTCCTACACTCATTTCGGCTACGCCTTCCTTAGCCATTTGTTTTCTAAACTCTTCTTTCGAGGTTACGGAAGTTAACGGTACCGTAAATTCTCGCACCCCGTCTCGCGGGAGGTGCAATCGCATGAGGACTGCCTCCCCTATTTCAGGATCACGTATACGTTTAACGACGTATATATCATTGAGGTATATAAGCTGTTCATCCACATCTCCATCTTCATTACGTGTTCTGATATACACTCCTCCGTTAATTCCACGGAAGTATGGGAACGGATACTCAGGGATAACATAAGTTTGAATAGGGGCTTGGGGGATAGTAGCAGACGGTAAGACGACAATGTTATCTTCTGCACTTGCTTCTATAACTTTGGAGCCAATGTGTAAGGGGGTGCGTAATTTGTCCTTATGGATGCAGCCTTCGCACCCATCGGGGTTTTGTTTGAAGAACTCGGAACAAGTATACCGCTTGTCTGGAGTAAGATTATCCCACTTGGCATTGGTCTCTTCCTCAGAGTACTCTTTGTACCCCTTAGAAATTGTGTGCGCCCGTTCTCGGGAACCATCACTACATGCTTTCAGTATAGAAAGAACTCCACGCCAAACTGGTTCAACTACTTCATTGGGTTCGCTAACCGCCCTGCGTAATTGCTCGCAACCTTTAGACTGCATAGTCTTTTTTAGTATCTCTTTAAAACTAACCTCGGTATTCCCCACCATAACATTGGTGACCGCGTTCCACTTTGCGGGGTAAGCCTTCTTGGGAACTGGTATCGGATCGCCACCAAGCAATTCCGAAAAATGATCGAAGTCTACGGGGGTAGACTGGGCAAGTATGGTGACTTCACTAGGCACATCAGGCTTATGGTTATGCGTGTAGGGCACCCGTAGCACCCTAGCTGCGTCAGCCGTAACCGAAGGGTCTGCTGCAAATTTATTATCTGAGCATAACTTTTTAAGTTGTTCTGCGACTGGTAGCCAGTCTTCAAATGGTACTGCTTCTTTAAGGTTCCAATATACGTGTAGCCCCCTACCGGAACCGATAATCGTCGGCTTAGGTAGAGATAACTTTTTACAGAAAGCGCGTAACGAATCCCCCGCCGCTCCCTGCGTCATAAATTCTTTGCTAGGCCCACAATCTAAATCTAAAAAGAAAGACTTAAACGCTTTAACATTTATCACTTTCCTTGAATCTTTGGTATTAAAAGTGCCTAACGCAAAATATACATCGAACCCTCTACTATCTAAATCATAAGCAGTACTCTCTAACTCGTCTAAGGATGGGTAGAATTTTTGTATCCGCGTATCTTCTTTCTTGTTAGAAGCGAATAAACAATACAACCCTCCCTCGGCAAGCGTATCTCTAAGAAATTTTCCTGTACTCATAGCTGCTCATATCCAGAGGACATCACGGCAGGGGCATGCTTACGCCCTCTTCGACTAGTCTAGCCGTGAATGTTGTTTTAGGGATGGGTCTCTTATAGAGAAGACCCAGATTAATTAGGACTCGTCATCCCATTTATCGATGATGCTTTCTAAAGCGACATCTCCCCCCGCTGGAACGGCTTGTTTCTTAGTTACTTTTAGTTTCGGTTCTTTAACAGGTTCTGCTACTTCTGCATCCCCGAACACTGAATCAACATCAAGCTCATCTACTACCTCTACGACTACTGCCGCATCACTTTGGGCCTCAAAAGGGCTGACTTGAGAGTCTTGCGTGAACCCTTCGACTACACCAAACGGAGAAGCAACTATTCTAGGTTCGTGCTTAATAACTTGTACTGCTTTTAAGCGTAACGATACCCCGTGCCCCACATTCCCTTTAGCGAAGTAAGGTGTCATAGATACATTAACATTTACTATGCTGTTGGTGGTCAGCTCAAAATCGTCATCTAGAATTTTATTACTAGCATCCACTTGCATAGGCTTAGTCGTAAGCTGCCCACTATAGGCACCCTTTAATTTAGCTTTACCTGTGAACATACCCTCTGCATCTTCCTCGAATGGCTGGGGTAAGGCATCAGGCCAGCCCGTTTTCTTTTCCGCTGCATACGCTTTGACCATCACCCTATACAGATTTTTAGCTTGCTCCTTATCCATTTTAAAAGATAAATCGTAGACTGCACCTTCTTCGGTCGGCCCACAAGGGACACTACGACCCTCGGTGGTATCAAACCTGTAGGTCTGATTGATCCTAGGGTAGAGTGCTACCGCGTTTATGACCGTATACGTTTCTCTTACTGCTGTCATTTCCTTCTCCATTTACTCATTTTCATTAAATATAAATCCGTCTACTACTCCGAACGGAGACACCGTAACCTCGTTAGTTGTTAATGCTTTCGCAGTAATCGCTAACCGAACATCAGGATGCTCCATCGTTTTACTGACGGCCTCTAGCTCCTGCTCCTCTAATGGCCTTACAGACCGAAAGAACAATTTAGCGTAGGAACTATCAGGATCAAACCTGATGTTAGTTACTAACGCCATCGGTGGGGTTTCATACTCCTGCAAGAACCGTCCGTAAGCTCTCATAGGCATATTCCCATTTACCGCATCAGGGAATATAGACGTGGCGGGTAACTGTAACTGATATACAGTGTCTAACTGTCCGTCAAGAACCACTGCAATTCTCTGCACAGTATTACAAGCTCGCCGTACTCCACCACCTGAACCCCGTATATTCTGAGGGCAATCCATGCACCTAGGCGCTTGTTTGTTTTCCTCGGGAACTTCGGAATCAGGTATAATTGCGTCTGATGCCCAACAAGTAGGTGGCTGTACGTTAGACGAACTGTATGCTCCAGAATAGTAGATCCTAGAAGCGGGAGCAATCCCCACAATTACGACATCTATAGCTTCGGGAGGCTCGCCAAAAGGTAAACCATTAAACTTGTTATCAAACAGACTAATACGTGTGACATTACTCGTCATTGTTGATACCTTAAAAATCTTCGTCTAGGTTTTCTAACACTGTGATTGGCTCGTCGGCATCTATTGTGGCTAACTCCTCTTGCCAAGTCGCAGTAGGGGGCGCTTTTTTGGCGTCCTTCCCACCCCTTAACGCCTCGGTAATTGCCTCAAGGTCATATCTATAGGTCTTGCCGACGTGGATGTATAAACTTTTCGGGATACGTTCGGTACGAATCCATGCCCGTAGTGTCGATTCCGACACCCGAAGATGGCTTGCAAGCTCTAATATAGTTACAAATGGGGAGGTACTCATTTTGGACTCCTTACGTTAAGTGTGTATGTGGACTGCGCATTTAAACCTGCTGGCAGTTTGTCAGGGTGCTCTTCAAGAAATGCCTTGACGTTATTTTGATTAAGTCTTCGTACAAAAAAGCTCATACAGTCGTTCTCTATAATGAACTTGTCCATAGAATCCCAATCGGACGTCCAGTAATTCTTCTGTACCGATCTATAGAATAGACCTTCCGCAGTTTTTACGCTGTCCACATTGTGATTTCTACAGTGCTCAAGCAGGGTATTTTTTATTGCCTCCTGTTGCGATTTCAATTCCGTATCCGCCGCAGCAAACTCAACTTTTGCCTGTTCCCGTGCCTTCTTTATCCTCAGATATACCTTGACCAACTTGTCTGGTGATACCTCTAGTACTCCCATGTCCAACCTCCACTCCTTAGCGAGTAATAGAATGTAGTAGTTTTCTGTGGTCTAGTCAAGTATTTCTTTGTATAGGTCTATCATTTTTGTGTGTACGTTTATTTTACTGTCTAGCAAGCTGTAAACATGTTTTTCTATAGCAGATCCTTGTATCTGGACAACCGTACATTTGTTAGTTTGGCCTGATCTATGCACCCTAGCGTTAGCTTGCGCGTACGTTTCTAGGCTACTGGTTGGCCCCCACCAGACAACGGTATCCGCTGCGGTCAGAGTTACGCCGTGCGCGGCTGCTTGGGGTTGTATGACTAACACGCGGGGGTCATGTTGCGTTTGGAATTCTTTAAACAATTGCGTACGCTTTCCTGCACTAACATCGCCACGTATAATTTCCGAAGAAATACCATCAGCCCTCAACCGTCCTATTAGCAAGTCTATTACATGTCTGAATGGTACAAATATAAGTACTTTCTTAGTGGTCTCATCGATCACTTCTCGAAGAACCTTATATCGGTG